GAATTGATTTGGAACATACATTGGAGAAGGTGGAGATGTCCACTGAACAGTTCACGCGCTATTTGGAAGTCCGCTGGATTGAGATGAAGATTGACTCTCGTCGTGGTCGCTCTAAGCTGAATGAGAATCTCAGCACATTCCGTGTCCCAACGCGTCTTGTATGCGACTACGCAACTCCACCAGATCTCCGCGTGGCCGAAGTCAATGCAGAAGGCGTCTCAGAGGATAAGGCTCCGAACAACGATGAAGTTCTTAAACGAATCAAGTCAAATCCAGCCAAGTATCTCTCGGAGAAAGCGTTGGAGGCATTCAGTCCTAAGATGTTGGCGATTCTGAAGAATATCAAGAAGTCCCTGGGAAACAACCAGTTCGTGTATTCTCAGTATCGTGCATTAGAGGGTCTGGGTATCTTGTCGGCAATCCTAGATACTGCTGGATGGCAACAGTACAAGATTGTTAAGCAGGCAAATCAATGGGTGGAGGATCCCAACATGCTGGACGACCGTCCTGCATACACATTCTACACTGGTGAGGAAAATGAGGAAGAGCGTGATTTAACCCGTCAGATCTTCAATGGTGTGTATTCGAAGAACTTCCCTGCTTCGCTCAAGGAAAGTGTTGCCAAACGCCCTAAAAAGATCCTTCAACTGCTCATGGCATCGGCCTCGGGTGCAGAGGGTATTACATTAGCGAATGTCCGCCACGTTCACATCGTTGAACCACACTGGACACCTGCTCGTCACGATCAAGTCATTGGTCGTGCAATCCGTATTTGCTCTCACGCCACATTGCCCATGGAGGATCGGACGGTCAAGGTGAGTTTCTACATCTCCGTCTTTTCAGAAGCTCAAAAGAAGACTCAGGAAGGACCTAATATCACTCCCATCCGACGCAATGACATGGTCATGAAGCGGTACGAAGGCGAACCTGTTGAAACGTTCATGTCCACAGATGAATACCTTTACGAAACGGCTTTCGAAAAGGAACGCATTAGTCAGCGAATTGCATTGTTACTGAAGGAGTCGGCCATTGATTGTGAGATCCACCGAAAGCTCCACTCCAAGGAGAGACCAGTGGTTTCCTGTATGCGATTTGACAGCACAACCACAGGCGAAGATCTGGCATTCAGGCCGAATATTAAAAATGAAGAGCTAGATGAAACCGTGCTACGCAATACGTCCCGGAAACATCGGCGTCTTCAAAAGGTTCTGGTCAAGGGAATGTCTCTGATCTTAGACCCCGACTCTAAGGAGATTTTTGATGGCCCTGCATGGGATGATAATCAGCGCCTACTCCGAATGGGCGAGCTGGTCAGCCCTACTTCGATCCGGTTTCTGCTCTAGTTTCTTGTTACAAGCCTTGCATGTAATGGCAAATCTACACATCTCATTGTGTTGCACAACAAATAGGTTATACAACTCCAGTGTTGTCTTCCCAGGATAGTGTTCTTCTAATACACTCTTAATTACCTGTTTAACGGTTGGACCAACGTGTGCGATTTCTAGTGGGCGCGCCTCTTTACAAATCGTACATTCTGTATGGGTTCGCTTGAAATTCCTATACTGTTGTTGAATCTGATTGTGTGCCATGTAGCTCAGCGAGAGTTTATGAAATCGCCTTTCGTCCGTCTGGCGTGCTAGATCTAGTGTGTGGGTCTCCATCTTGAATTAGTAGACTCGTAACTAAATAAATCCATTTTAGGCCTCGTTCCGGACATCCTCCAGCCAGCTAGCGCACACAGCATCCCAGGTCTTAAACTCAAAGGATGCAGCGGCAGCCTTCTTCTCGGGGAGTGTCTTGATTGCCGATTCCATTGCATCTGCCACCTTCTTGTAGTCAAACGTAGGAGCCCAGAGACCCAGAGGCATTGTTCCTGGGAAATAGGTGCGATCCATCGGAGGAATGAAGGTGCACACGCTCTCATCCATGAAGGCACGATAGGTGCCGATATCCGTTACAATCTGAGGGGCTCCTGTATAGAGGTGCTCAATTTGACAGAGACCAAATCCCTCGCCGTCGGAAACATTGATACCAATGTCGGCTGCGTTGTAGATATCATTAATTGCAGAGTCTGGAACGGGTTTTGCTGACGTATCCACCATCATAAGACGAGTGGCCATCACCTTAGGATCTAGTCCATGACGTGCGAGCTCTGTCTGGTAGACACGATTTACATCGTAGTACGCACCCTGTTGACCATTCAGACCAGTGACAATCATCAAGTGATAGGGCTTCTTAGGATCACGGCGGAGGAGCTCGAGAAATCCCATAATTGCAAGATCGTGACGCTTACGTTGTGTGTTGCGATTTGCATTGACCATCAGGATAGAATCAGATGTCAGATTCATAGATGTTCGGATCGTATTACGAGAAGATACTGGAAGCTTCGAGAAGAAAGATGTATCCACTGTATTCTCCAGAACGCGAATATCTGGGAACTCACCATACTTGGAATAGACATCAGCCCAGTGCTTCGTGAAACAGTAGATGCGATCAGCGTTGTTCTTCATCGTCTCAATGAAAGGAGGGGCAATTCCCTCGTATACCTGATCCACATAAAGCCAAAGCTTGTACGGGGACTCCCCCTTCTTGAATTTCATCGCCTCAATAAACCGGTGGATGATCAAAGGATCGTTATAGATCATCACGATATCAGGATTGACCATCTCCAGATACTCGTGAATCTTGTTGAATCCAAATCCCTCCTCCTTCGGATCCTCGTTTGCAGCCGCATCATACCCAACAACTCCATCAGGAACCTTACGAAGATTACCCCTACTCGGGTGACGCTGGAATCCAAAGTGATAGGTCTTGACCTTTGGAGCTAGAGTGCTCAGTTGCTTCAGAAGGTTAATGACTACCTTTGAATACCCTGTTGTCTGATCCACATGTGTGCTAACGAGAACGAACCTCATTTACTGTGATACTCTTTTCCCGTATAAATCACAAATGCAGGTCAATTCGGCACAAGATTACTTGACTCAAATGAAGCGCCAGATCATTGCGAAGTCGCTGACCGTTGCGCCTCCGCCCCAGAAGCGCCGGACCAATACTCAGTACATTGGTGTCATCGCCAATAAGTCTGATAGATATGATATGTTTGTCGGAGGCGTTGGTATCAATACAAACGGTCCCGCTACACTTGGAAAAACATTTACATCGCTGTGCTGTGTCCCGGCAAATACATCGGCTACGACATATCTGGTCTAAACCCTTCTTAGTAGATACTAATAATGCCAGGTGCACTCCTTCAATTGGTTGCTATTGGAGCACAGAATGAACTTGTCCACGGGAGCCCCTCTATGACGCATTTTCGCGCTGTGTATCGGCGCCACACAAACTTCGCCATGGAGTCAATCCGAATGACATTTACCGCTTCAAATCTTGAGTTTTCGCCAACGACAACGAGGACGATTTCATGCCGTATTGACCGGTATGCCCAGTTGCTTCACGATACCTATCTTTTGTTGACCCTACCCGATATTTGGTCGCCCCTCTCCTATCTTGGATACAATATCCTCCCGCCGACTGGATATGACCAACGTTCAAATTCAATTGGATACGAATTCAAGTGGATTGAAAACATTGGCTACAACTTGATTGATTACGTTGAGATCACTGCAAACGGCGTGGTTCTTCAGAGACTCACAGGTGAGTGGCTTAAGTTTTACTCGTATCTGACTCACGATCCGAACAAGCGCGCAATTGTGGACCAGATGGTTGGTAACATTCCCGAGCTCAAGGACCCGGCAAATGCATATGGGCGCCTCGGACAGTACCCTCATGCAGTGACACCTCTGAACCAGCCTGGTGGAATTCCAAATACGAAGGTCCCGGAACCGTCCATTCGGTCGCGCCAGCTGATCATTCCTCTTCACTTCTGGTTTGCTGAGAACCCAGGAATGGCACTTCCTCTCGTGTCCATGCAGAACTCGGATGTGTTTATCAACGTTACGTTCAAGCCTCTTAATCAGCTCTATACGGTGATTGATGTGGTCCCTACAAGTAGTACGTATGGACAGCGGATACGTTCAAACGATGGTATTGGTCGGTTTCTATCTCCACCCCTTGTGACTGGAGGAATTAGCAATCCGTCCTTGACGACATTTTTCCCCGATCCATATTTGGAGGGCAATTTCATCTACCTCACGGAGATGGAGATGGCTCAGTTAGCCACCGCTGATCAGACGTTCTTGGTGAAGACAGTTACGTTCGTTAATAATCCAGGACAGTATGGTGGTAATTCGGATATTGAGATTCCCTTCTTCAATTTGGTGACTCGTATTGTATGGTCCACTCAGCGATCGGATAAGATTCTCATCAATGACTGGGACAATTACACAAACTGGGATAATCCCAACGTTGCCCCATTTACCTCAACCGGAGTGGCAAATGATGTATTTTCGTCTATCACAAACTCAACTGAGTCACAGACGTTTATGTACTCGAGCGGTCAGCTACAGATTAGCTCCGTGTATCCCCGTGACCCTATCGTAACTGGACAGATTTTGTTGGATGGCAAGGAGCGATTTGCCGTGAAGCCGAACGGATACTTCTCCCTTCTTCAGATGTACAAGCATACAACTGGAGATTCACCTGTGATACCTGGTGTGTACATGTACTCATTTGCCCTGAATAACGATATGTATCAGCCCAGTGGAGCAATTAATGGAAGCATGTTTAACAAGGTGATATTGCGTCTGGGGCTTCAACAGCCTCTTCCTACCGCTCAGGGCGTGGCATCTCAGTCAACTGTCTGCGTTCTGAAGTCGACGGTGTTCAGTCCTAACCCCGTGATTGTTACGGCTGCTCAGCTTTTGTTGACGGATCCTAAGACGGGACTCCTACTGTATCCTCCGGACAGCATTGTCTCGGTGGTTCGTAATACAAACGGTGATAGTGTTATCTTTGCATACACGTATAACCTAGGTGTATATGTTGAGTCAATCAACTTCCTTCGTATCGTAAGTGGTCTTGCGAATTTCGTATTCGCTAACTAATAATGAGCATCACGATTAAGAGTGCCACGTGGGGAGATGAAAAATCCACAACTGATATTACCAACGCAATGATTGAAAAGGCAAAGGATGGGTATCTGGATATGGTTGCTGACAATACGCTTGTTCCAGCAGTTGACTTGTTATCCGGATCCAAGACTGTAGCAATTGATGATTCTGAGAAGACACAGATTAATGAAAATGCTGTTAAGCTCTGTGGTGGAAATGCACAGGACAAAAAGTGTATTGACTTCCAAAAGAATCAGCTTGAATCAAGCACCCTGCAAAAGAAGGTTGCTGAAGCCCAGTCCTCAGCAAATATTGTCACGGGGCGCCGTTTGACTCTTACAGTAATTGATGCAAACGGAGTCGAAAAGGTAATTGCAATACCCGACGGACAGAAGGTGAAGATGGGTGAAAAGCCGGCAGTGGCTCCCTTCAAAATGCCCGAAACGTTTTCAGGTGGAACATGGGAGATCTTGATGCAGTTTGGCAAGATTGCACTTACGATCATAATGACCCTCCTATGGGTATTTAGTATCGTTGCACCGTATCGGCTTTTTGTTCTGCAAAACAAGCTGATCCTCGCATATGTGCTGACAGGGTTGGCGATTCTCATCCCCTATTCTGGATTGATCACAACACCGGTTGCACTCGCATACTTCAAGTACATGGAACTGAAGCCTGCGAAAGTTGTTCCTGCTGTAGTATAATGTTCCATCTCCTCTGGATTGTAGCGGGGATCATCGTGGGAATGTTGATTGCGTGCATTATCGTCCCGCCAACGCGCAAACAAATCGCCGTTCCATCTCCCCATGATAAGGACGTGTTCCATACAGATACAGGGTGCGTTCGGACCCATGCGATTGAAGTTCCCTGTGGAGCTGAAGCCGATTCATTCAATGTACTCGCAAGTCTCAACAAGAAGTAATGCTAGACATCACAAAATCACTTGAACGTGCGGGTCCCTTTTTCTCTTTTATCATCGGGCTTGGGATCTCCGTACTCCTGTTTCACCGTAAGTACGCCACCTATCGTATTCTTGGAGTGCCCCTGGAGGATGTGGAAGATAAGACGGTCAAGGTAGATGGAAAATGCTACAAATATCGCGTGGAAGATGCAACTTGTGAAATCCCGTCTCCTTCATAAACAATGGACGATTCAACTTCCCTGGACGCCCTACTTCCTTCGCCTCAGCTCCCACAATCTTTGCCTCCTATGCATGGCGTTTCTGGTTCCGACCATATCCAGCGCACACAGATGGCGCCTTCTTTCAAGCCGTCTCTCCCTATGATGCGGATGATGTGGGCTAACCTGACTCTGTACATCTCCTTCTTTTTGGCTACAGTGATCTTGTCGCTCTCAGCTCCTCGTGATCTATTGCTCCGATACATCCCGAATGCATATACATCGGGTGGCGTTGTCTCTTGGCAGGGTGCTGGCGTTCTTGGCGCGGCGGCGGTTGTTGTGTCACACTTACTGAATGTGTTCCTGTTGAGCTTTCTCGGCTAAAACGGATCTACACTTAGGCTGTAAAAATAATACAAATGCCTCTCATCAATAACTCCGAGTGCAAGTACATTATGGGATCTATCAATCGTGGAAATGATTATCATAGGAACGTAGGTGCTCAAGTCTTTAACG